GCCCACTCAGTCAAGCCGAGAAAGAAGCCGGCAGTGGGGCTGGCGGCCCGGATGGTCTCCTCCAGCGCGGGCCCCAGCCAGACGACGGCCCATTGGCGGAACACGCGCTCGAAAATGCTCGTCGTCCAGCTTTGCGCGATCTGAGCGTCGTGGGGGGTGACGAGGCTGCGCTGGACGATCGACGACTCGAAGGTGGAGTCGAAAGCCACGTCCATGGCGTGGCTCTCGAGGGACTCGGTCAGAGCGCTGCGGAATCTCCCAAGCCAGTCGGCGAGGACGCCCGCGAAATTGGCGACCTTCTCGTCGGCGCGGTCGGAACGGTGGCGTTTGCGTTCGGAGAAAGCACGTGACGCCTGGAAGGCGCGTTCGCGATTCTTGTCCGGCAACCATGGGAGGGTGGGCCCGTCGGAGTGGACGTACTTGCACGAGTCCCCACGTTTGCACTTGCCCGGACCGAGATTGCGGTAGACGCGGCAAACGTCGGACTCATTGCCGACGCGGCGGTTGGTGTGCTCCACGGTCTTGTCTTTGGCCGTCTGCACGTCGCCATAGTCCGTGGGCCGTGAGGCGCGTTCCTTGGCCGCTTTCGGGAGGGGCGGCGGGCCGCGGTCGGGCGCCGGTTCGCGGCCAGAAGGACGGCCAACCGACTTCGACAGGTCATTGTCTCGAGCGATGAATGGGTCGAGAAGCTGAGTGCGGAGCAGCAGCGGAAGCTCGGCGGGGGCGTCCGCGAGAAGGGCGGTCCATTCAAGCTCCGCGGCCTCGACGTCGATCTTGTAGCGCCGGCGCGCGAAGTCGTAGGTCTCCGCCGTCGGGCGGCAGTAGCGCCTCGGCACAATCGCGTGCTGCATGGCCTCGACTGAATCGTTGAAGCGACTGTACGACGTGCGGAAAGCCGCAAACGTCTCGAGCGCCTCTGGGATCTCCATCTGGGCCGCGACCAGGCAGCGGCCCTCGCCGCGCGCTGTGCCATCGTCGCTGGCTCCGATGACGACGTCGGAGCGCCGCCAAATCGCTTCGCACCACGGCCGGAACAGAGGCACGAACGGACTGGTGACCATGTAGCTCGCGGCCATCGCGGCGTAGTACAAATTTTTGTCGCGATCGGAAATGTTCGAGAGGGACCAGCCAGCTTTGGGGAGAGCGCGGCCGATCTTGTCGCCGAGGATGTAGCGGACTCCGCCGGGCGCAACAACTCGCTCCTCGTCTGCCGCAACGGGCCACCAGAGTTTGTTGCAAAACTCGGTGTCAGCGATGTCGTCCGTCATGCTGTACTTGGGCCGATTGCCGACCTTGGTGTGCGTCTCAACGATCGACGTGCCGTAACGCTTGGCAACGATGAGGTCGTGGAACGCGAACTCCGAATCGTCGCCATTGAAGAGCAGCAGGCACGAACACGCGGCCAGGTAGTCGGACAAGCCGCCGCGGGAATGGGCGGTGAGAATAGATGCGGCCCCAGAAGCTGAGCTGTTGCGCGTGGCCCAGAGAAGGCTGGCTCGGGGAACGAGATCGGCGTCGCGGCCGGCCAGACCCGTCAGGACGGAATTCTGTCCATTCTCGTCGCTCTCAAAAGTGTCGGCGATCAGGTTCTGGATCTTGTCATCGTCGAGGTCGTAGAAGTCGCCGCCGCCTGGCGCTGAGAAATCGCCGATGAACTCGCGGTCTTTCGGCGTGAGGGCCCAAACGAGCGCGATAACTGCGGGCTCGGGGGGCGGCAGCGCGCGTTCCGGATCCACAGGAGCGTTGCAGACGGAATAAAGCCCGTAAATGAGGTTCTTAAGGCTATTGCCGCAGCTTGTGTCCGGGTCGCCCGTGTGCTGGAGAGAGTCGCGTCCGTAGCGCGTGCCGCCAGGAGTGGTGCCCCGGCACGTGTTGTTGATTTCGAACGCCTCGCGGAACTTAACACCGACACAAGTGACGAGGTCGCACATCCCGAGGTAGTCGTACACAGCGAGATCGATAAGACGCTTGGCCTGGCGGTGAACCGACGCGTCCCACTTGGAGCAGTCGACGTCCGCGAAAGCCGCGTCGGGATTGGCGGCGTGGAACGCGGTCATGAAACCGCCCAAGTCGTACGCGGTGTCGCCGGCCGTCCATCGCCATGGCGTCGAGCGCAAGGAGTGCAGAATGACTTTCGAGCCCGCGTAAATGAGCGGGCCCAAAGAGATCATGATAAGGTCACTGCACTTCTCAATCATGCGCGAAGCGGACTCCACGAC